GGGGTGGGGGGTGGTCGGGGTGGTTCCTGTCTGGGTGGGGGGTGTTTGGGTTGTGGGTTTCTGGTGTTTGGCTTCCCCCGGGTTGGGTCTTTGGTCCTCCCCTGTGTGCTGGGTCATGTGGGTAACTCTGTGGGTATCCCTGTGGATTGGTTGTGGATAACCTGTGGGTAAGTGGTTGTGCATACAAGTAATTCACTGCACCCCCTGAGTTATCCACGGGTGGTTGTGGGTTGTGGATCGTTGGGGTTGCAACGGATGGTGGGGTTGTCCACATATCCACAGGCCCCTACTATCTACTACCTAGTTATCTCTGGTTTGGTGTCATAGCCCCAACGGGGCGCGGGCGTGGGATTGGGATGCCCGGTCCTCCTGGGTAGAAGGTCCCTGTCTGTGTTGGGTGGTGCGGTGAGGGCTTGGAGGTGGACGGATCCCCCGGCACCTGTGCTGGTGTCGGGGGATCCTGGGTTGTCAGCGGCGGTGGAAGCCCGGGCGGTTGCCGTGCTTGCGGGCCCAGCGGATGGGGCGGAGTGATGCGAGGCAGACGGCGGCTACGACTGTCCAGAGGAGGGCGGTGGAGATGTCGAGTTCCCCGGTGGTGAAGCCGGCGTACCAGAGGAGCGCGGCGTGGATGGCGGAGAGGGTGCCGGCCGTGGCGGCGGTGATGTAGAGGGTGCGGGTCATGTGCGGTCTCCTTATCGGTTGGTGCGGTCGTTCTTATGGTACCCAGTCCCCCTGTCTACGCGGAGGCTGTGTAAGCGCCGCTGACGGCCTAGCGGGAACCCCCCTGCACCCGAGTACCAGGTGAGGGGGATTCGTCCGTCTGCGTGGCTGTCAGTGCCCTTGTGGGGCGGGTTCTGCGAGGACGGCCATGGCGGGCTGGCGGATGAGCTCGGCGTCTCCTGTTGCGCCGTGCCGGTTCTTGGCCACGGACACGGCCAGTCGCGTCCGGTCGGGTACGCCGTTGCGGACGGGCAGGGACAGGAGGGTGACGGTGTCCGCGTCCTGTTCGATGCTGCCCGACTCGCGGAGGTCGGCGAGCTTCGGGGCGAGATCGTCTCTCATCTCGGAGGCGCGGGACAGCTGCGACAAGGCGAACACGGGCACGTCGAGTTCGAGAGCCAGTTCCTTCAGGGCCCTGGATTGGTAGGTGACCATCTCTCGGAGTGAGGAGCCGGGCACGCCGCGGGACGGGGCGAGGAGCTGCATGTGGTCGATGACGATGGCGCCGAGCTTCTTCTTGTGGTGGAGGGTGCGTGCGAGGGCTGCGACCTGTTCGATGGACATGCCGGCTTTGTCGCTGATGTGGATGGGCAGGGCTGCGATCTGGGCGGCTGCCCGGTTGAGCGTGTCGGCGAGTTGGGTAGGCGCTGGCTCTTCCCTGGTCGTGTACTTCAGTGCGGCGCCCGTGGCTTGGGACAGGAGCCGGGGGAGCAGTTCGCGGGCGGGCATTTCCATGGACACGTAGAGGACGTGCCGGCCGTTGCGTGCGGCGCAGGATGCGAGGTACAGGCCGTAGAGGGTTTTGCCGACTGCGGGGCGTGCGCCGATGACGTGGAGGCCGCCGTCGCGGTGCATGCCGACGATGTTGTTGACGGACGTCCAGGGGGTGCGGACGCCGGTGGCTTTCTTGGCCGTGTACCACTGGTCGACGAGGGACGGCATGGAGACGGTGTCCCCGTCGGGGGCGGTGCCGCCGATGTGGGACTGCGCCCAGGAGGCGACTTCGGCGGCGGTGGAGTCTCCTTGGAGGAGCTGCTCGGCGCGGGTGAGTACGTCGTGGACGTCTCTTTTTGCGGAGGCTTCTTGGACGAGGCGGGCGTAGTGGTCCGCGTCTGCGGGGTTCACGGACGCGTGCACGCAGTCGAGGATGTCTTCACCGGTGGCTGGTCTGCGGATTTCAGCGAGGACGGATGCCGGGGTGGGGATTCTGCCCATTGCCCAGTGGTCGCGGATGATTCCCCAGATGGTGGCGTATCTGGTGTTGGCGATCATGTCTGGGGTGGTGGCCCAGGTGGTGTCGGTTTGTGCTTCGTTGCCGGCGAGGGCAGAGCCGATGAGGCATTGTTCGATGGTGGTGGTTTCCATTTGTGTTCCCTTTTCTGGTGGTGTCAGTTGTTGGTTGCGTTGTTCCACATGGCTGCGATGTTGGCCATGAGTTCGGGTGTGGCTTCCGCGTTGACGAGTTCAGGGTTGTTGATGCGGGGGTTGCCGAGGAGGTCGTCGGTGTTGGCGGGTGCGGCCTGCTGGTAGTTCTCCCAGTCGTGGTCTTCGAGCCAGCGGCGTGCGGTGCGGATGTATCGGGGTGGAGTTTCACGTCGGCGGCATTGGTCTGCGTATGCCTTGGCTCCGTCGGTGATTTCCTGGGCTGTGGCGTGCTGTCTGGCTTTCTGCCAGTCCCGGATGGTGGCTTTGGTGCCCGGGTAGGCCCGGTTGAATTCGGCTCGTTCCTGGGCTTCCTGCGCCTTCTGCGCTTGTTTCTTGGCTGCGGCTTTGTCGTGTCGTGCGCGGGCGCGGGCGATGTCGTCTGCGGTGACTCGGTCGGCGACGGGGGTGAGTGGCTTGTAGGTGCGCGGCTGTTCGGTGAGGCGGTCGTGGGTGGCGGCTCCTGCTGCTACGAGGCCGTCGTGGTTGAGGAGGTTGTCGAGGTGGATGGCGTATTCGTTGGTGTTGCCTGGCGTGGTGCGGGTTTCGATGATGTTGAGTTCGCGGAGGTGGGTGAGGGCTCGGGTGGTCGCGGCTCGTGACTGTCCTGAGCGTGCTGCGATGGCGTCTTTGGAGGGGTAGATGTGTTCGCAGTTCCACCAGGTGCAGAGTGCGGTGAGGGTGGCGATGTCTGCGCCGGTGAGGTCGTGTCGTTTCCAGTAGGGGCGGATGTTGATCGCCCCGATGATCTGGGTGTTGTAGTACTCCATGTCTTCTCCGTTGTCCTGTGCTGCGTTCCTGTTGGCCTGTTGGTGGGGGCCCGGGGGAGCGTCGTGGCTCAGACCCCGGGCCCCGGCCAGCCAGGTAGGAACACAACGAAAACCCTGACTGGCTGATCAACCAACGGGTCAACAGTAGCAGGTGCGCCTGGGTTGGTTGCCGCCTTG